TGTAGAAGGGTCGTCTGCTTTAAGCGTACCGTCATCATTTCGAGCGCGAACGGGAGTAGTCCTGATAGGAGACCCATCAGGATATAGTCCACGCCGTGCGAGTTCTTCGGCAGAGGGTGCTTTAAACCTACTCATAACCTAACTCCTTATGCTGCGGCGATTGTGGCACCTGTGTCCGAACGTTTCCAGTCTGTGCCATCAGAAAAGGCCAAGATAGCTGCGCCTGCTGCGCCGTTGGAAACGTACACAAGCGTACCAGCCCCAGCATCAGAAGCGGAGGGGGCGGTTGCAACTGTATATGTTGGAACTTTGATGTCGCCAATGAAACCAGCGGTTGAGGTCACTGGACCTGAAAATGTAGTCGAAGCCATTTTAGTACCCTTTGCATAAGGATTCGCTTTGTAGTCTATGCAACGTCAGGAGGGCGGTAACCTGTCTACAAAGCTGATGTTTGCCCTAATAATGCCAGAATACACTAGGTCTAAACAAAAAGAAAGGGGCTACCGAAGTAGCCCCCCTCAACTCACACGGAACCCGCATGAGGGAGCATACTAGGCTCCGGGTGAACCAAAGATACCAAGCGGATCAGACACACCGAACGAGTAACGTTCGCGCGCTTTATAGCGGCTGTTACCTGTGTCGAAGTCTGCGTCCATTGAAGTAGCCATTGGAGCGCGTGTGAAGTGCTTCAGACCGTTAGGAACATCTGTCATCAGGAACCAAGCGTTGGTATCCGTCAGGTAGTGGTTAACGGTGTAGCCTTCAGGGATCGAGCCGTTTGAGCGCAGAGCGTTCAGGTCGTTATCGGCAGTACCGACACGGCCTTCTGTCTCCAACAGGCGTGTTGCCACAAACTGCAGCGCAGGTGGAATAACCAACTTACGCGGCTGAGCGGCGATAAGCAGGCCACGCTCGTCAGTCCACTGACTGATCTGAATAACGGCGGCTTCAAGCGAAGTCTCGTTAAGATCAGAAGCGACTGCTGGACGGTTCGAGTTAGTTCCGCCAGACACGAGTGGGTGATCCGTTGCGCAAAGCGCTTTACCGTCACCGTATGTGGTGCCAGCAGCAAACGCATTGTTGAGGATCGAAGAGGCTTTAACCTGCTTGGTATACGCCATAGCACGAGCCAACGCTTTCGTATAACGAGCTGACAAAGAGTCATACAAGTTATCCTCGATAGCTTCCTCAGTGATTGAGAAGCCCATCGCGACGGTTTCGTGTGTATAGCGAGCAGTCCATGCTTCTTGAGCATTGTCATACTCAATCGCAGAACCTTCACCTTTAACAGGCGCTGCTGAGAAACCGGATAATTTGGTTTCCTCTTCAAATGACCGGTCTGACGACTCGGTTTCGAAGATTTCAGCGTGCTCTTCGCCATATTTTGCGTACTCCATGCCGAACAGAGCGTTCAGTCCGGGAAGGAGTTCTTTCAGTAGCTGGGCGCGTGAAATAGCCATGTTACATCACTCCTTATACGCCAGTCGTGTTGCTATACTGGTGACCTGCGTTCCATTTGACGTAGGCCTCAGTGTAACCACCCGAGCTGTTTTTCGTTTCCTCAACCAAACCGACGATGCGGAAAGGAAGAGTGTTTGTTGTTGCAGACGTATCGGAGATCGCGCCACGGGAGTTACCCGAAGTAGAATCGCCTGTGTTGTCTACACCAGCGACGTTCGCACCGATGTCTGTCAGAGCCAAGTCACCGATAGTTGTACCCGAAGATACGACGGCGGCTTTGAACAACAGGTCAGTTGCGTCTGCAACGTAGGCGACAATGTCGGACGCAACAGTATTTGCTGGGAACGACTGGCTATACAATTCATAACCCAAGTTTGGATCAGTGTATTTGCAGCCCATGAAGACACCCACAGGTGTCATTGCGGCGTCAAACGCATCGCGCTCGACAGTACCACCGGTGACAATTTTCACGGCATCCCCGAAGAAAATCGTAGTGTTATAACCACTAGCAATCTTCATCGAACGATATACACCCCCTACAAAAGGGGTCCCGCTCAACAGTTTCACCGGAACCAGACCGTAAGGTCCGCTAACAGTAGGATAAGCCATCTTTAGCTCCTATTAAGTTCCGTTACCAAATGTGACCTTCGTTTTACGCTCGTTAAAGAGCGGCATACGAGGATCGTTCTCACGCATGAAGTTGTTGTCCACCGAGTGCATCTGAGACTTAGTTTGAGTATTGTAGTATTCCGTACGCTCCTCAACCAACTCTGTAGGTGCCTTACACAGCATAAGCCCACCAATCACCACGTTATCAGCAAACCGATCGTTTTCGATTGTAACCATGGTAATTTCTGGGTGATCTGCCGCTTTCACGGGTTCCCAACCTTCACGCAGTTTCGAAGAAACGTTAGTGGCGTCGGCTTGACCTTGGGTGCTTACGCGAACCCAGTGAAATTCGTATCCATCTTCAGGAGTCGGCGATGGAAGTGTTTCCGGGCGCTGCCAGCTCCGTTTACGGACGTTTTTATCGCGAGTCTCAAGCTCACGGTTGATACGATTCTCAGCCATTTTGTTTCCTCATGTCTAATGCAACCTGTTTGGCGTACTGTTGCGGGGTAAGTCCAAGCCTCTTCGCGATCTGCACTTGGGTTCTAGTTAGTGTCACCTTCTTCGGCGCAGTACTGCGCGTTGCTGGTGCTACAACCTGTGCTTTACGCTTCGGCTCCGGGGCCACCTCGACTTCTGTTTCGTCTCCCTCGAACTGATCTGGGAAGACCTGACGCATACGAGAATTAATCTTCTCGTAGTATTCACTCTCTTGAGGGCTGATGCCCTCTTTGACGAGTTTGTTATGCAGCCCCAGCGCAAAACTCGTCATCTCATCGTCTGATCCGAACCAAGGATTATCAGTTTTCCAATCCAAGGCCCGCTTGTCGACCTGTGGAGCCGGGGCGGGTGTAGATGCTTCTGGTGCCGATTGTACAGGCGTTTCGTCTTCCTGTAAAGTTGGTACCTTGATGTTTGCTAACCTATCGAGCTTAGACTTAGCATCGGAGAGCTTTTCTTGCGCTTCGAGCACAGCGTCTGCGTCCCCAGAGTCATAGGCGGTTTTATATGCAGTTTTAGCAGAAGTTAGCTGCGTCTCTGCATTCTTCTTTGCCTGTGCGATAAGAGCCGTTTGACTCTTTGTGCTACTTGTTTTGAGTTTTTTATTCTCTTCCAGTAGCTGCTGAGTGACGCGCTCCAATTCTTCTCTAGCGCGTAATGCCTCTTCTTTCGCCCGCCGTTCGTCATGATACCCCTTACTAAAGTGCTTGATGCGTTTACGAACCTTATCGGAATAATCTTCCAGTTCTTCATCAGTAACTTCTTCAGGTGGATCGGATGGCTTGCGGTTACGATCTGCTTTCGGCGTATCGTCAACAACGTCTACGTCAAAGTCATCATCGTCATCAGCGGGCTTCTTAGCCTTCTGCTTAGGTGTTTCTTCCACATCTACTTCGACTTCGCCCTTTTTAGCTTTACCAGAACGATTCATTGGCTCCGCGGACGAGGGTTCAATCTCGATGTCTACTGTCTCTTCCTGATTATCAGGAAACTCGTATTCTACTTTTTGAAACGGCATTGTGCATCTCCCTATGCGCGTGTGATACCCCGAGGATCAGCCACGACTGCCTCAATCGAATCGTCATTCATCAAACGGTACTCAGTACCCCCGATGGTAAACCGTGTGCCAGAGTTCATGCGGAACATCACATAGTCTCCGGTCTTACACCAAGGGCCATCAGGAAACCGTGCTTCATCTCCATAAGCATCATTGCCCATATCCACGACCAACCCGATAATAGACATGATGTGATCTCTGCCACGTTCAGAGTCGGTTTTAAGGATACTTGTTCCCTCATAAGTGTCCGCGACCTGCGGCAAAGCGATGAGCAGGCGGTAGCCTACTGGTTTAGGGAGTTGTTGTTCAAACTCTTGTTCTTCGCTGATTTTAACTGCTGCTTTAGTCATCGTTGTCATCCATATAGTTGCGCGAGAGGTCTTCGATGTAAGACTTGCTGGCTTCGAGACCCCGAATTAAGCCAACAATTTCCCTGTACGCGGCGTAGTCCTTTGGAGCACCCCCGGTCAGGTATACTTGTGCGGACGAGATTTGCTCGTCGATGTTATTTGTAAGCACGTCAAAGACGGTTTTTGCCATATGTTATTCACCTTCTCCTCTAGGTTTTTTCTGTGTCAACCTCGCCATTTCCACGGCGGTCTTGACTTGCGCCTCACGGCGCGCTCGGTCCATCTCCACACCTTTTACTTCGGCGTTGATAGCGAGTTCGGTTTTATCAATGTTGATTTCTTCAGCCTTCATCATAGAATCTGCAGCTGCCTTAGCTTTCTGCAGTTTGAGCTGTTCATTACGTAGCGCGGCGTCTGTTTGGTCTTTCTGAGACTTACGCTGTACTTCCTGCGCTTTGATCTGGAGCTCAGCCTGCTGCATCTGGATGAGTGGGTCTTTGGCCTGCTCTTGCGCCTTTTTCTGCGCAGCTTGCTGCTGATGGGCCTGCGTAAGCTGTTTACCAGCGTCCGCAACCAGACGAGACAGTTGTACTTCGACTTCCTCGGGCATCTCTTCGTTTGGTGCGGGTAGCGGCGCGCCAAGACGTTCTTCGATCTGCTGACGGTACTGGAAGCCAAGGTGCTCGGCGATGTGCGCCTGCAAGGAAGCAAGAATCTGCTTCGCCTGCGGGTTTTGCCCGATCATCTGGGCGATCATGGGGTCCTGCAGGAACGCTGTATGCGTAGCAATGTGCGCTTCGTGGTCCTGATAGATAAACGCTTTCATCGGCTTGCCGATTAGCGCGTCCATGTTCTCGCTGATTGGGTCTGTAGGCTTCGCATCTTCGCGTGTCGGAACGATCTTGTCTGCGTTCTTGATACCCAACACCTCCATCATCTCACGGTGCAGCATAGGCAGATCATAAATCTGAGGCGCCTGCTGAGCCATCTGGAGCACCGCTTGGTACTGGACCACCCGCTGAGCCATTGTAGAGCTGTTAGGGTCGCTGACAGGGATCACATCCACCATCATATAGTCCATCTGACGCGCGCTCACCTCGCCTCTCTCAGGCACGTAAGCGTACTCTGTGGGGGCGTGCTCGGCAATAATAGCCTTGAGGAGCTTAAACTCCTGCTTCATCGCGTAGTGGACGCGTGCTTGGACCGCTGCCATAGGCTTCAGAGTGCGCTCAAGCAGGGCGAGTGTGGTGCCCACAGGCGCATTTGCCGACATATCCGATATATTCAGGTCAGAGATAGCCCCGAGGCGGCGTCCTTCCTGTGTAATACGGTCTAACAACGTAAGGAGTGTTTGGGACGGCTCTTTATAAGGCAGAGGCATGATGTTGTCGCGGATTGACCCCGACGGCACGTCTACATCCTTAAATTCACCCGGCTCGATAGGCGAATCGTCGCCTTTGATGCGCAAACCACGTGTTTTCAAGCCCCCCGGCAGGTTCGACAGTGTCCCTGCGTCCACCAACTGGCGGATAAGTGCTGTCCCTGCGCGAGAATAACCCCCGATGATGTGAATCAGGCCCAAACCATAGAAGCCAAAGCCCGGAACATAGGGATAATGTACGAAGAATTGGTTTTTTAGGCGTAGTGTGTCTTCTTCGTCGTAGTTACGACGCACTGCGAGGACCTCACCTGACCCACGCTCGATGGTAACGACGTACGGTTTGGGCAATTCGTCCTCATCGTCGACCCCGGGGACGTTCATCTCCACGTGACACTCGTATAGAGCGTACCGATTGTCGTCAGTTAGGTTAAATCCGCCTTCTTCGGCCTTCTTCTCCTCAATATCGGAGTGATATGGGACCGGATCACCCAAATCGACGTCGCGATAGAAGCCCCCAGCCTGTAATTTAGCCAGCTCGTTCTTAGTTTTACGCATGACGTGTGTCACACGCTCAGCTGTCTCTAGGTGACTGGCGCCATACGGCACAATCACGTCCTCTGCGGGAATGTAGATAGACACTTGACGGCCCATATTCGGGTCGAAGTACACTTTTTTGAACGCGGAGCCAGCCAAACCAAGGCTGTAGAGCATCCGCTCGTGTTCAGACCGGTACTCGACCATCCGCTCGGTGATCTCGTAGTTCATATCGGCCTTGACGCGCTGTGCGGCCTCAATCTTCTCTTTGTTCTCGCTGCCG